TGTTCATCTCCATTTAGAGTCCAAAGTTTTCTGTTGCCCCCGATACCTGCATATAAATTAAGTATTTTCATTTTTTTATTTGTGCTGGCCCACAATATCTGTGGGTTGGATAATTTGATAAATCTATTTTGTGATCGTAAGTAACCCTTTTACCACACCAAATACAAATATTGACGTATTCTTTTATAAACTTAATTGGCCACTGTAATTTAATTTTCATTTATTTCCTATCTGTCTTTAATCTTTTACTAAATTTGCTAAGGTCTCAGTCTCCGATATTTTGACCAATAAGATTCTTCAAACTTTAGTCCATAATGATAATAAAGTTGATATCGTGGGTTGTTTCTTAAGCAAAGACCTAAGTACCAAGCTCCACACTGTTTGTACTTTCTAAGTTGAAGTGAGTAGCCAAGTACCAGAGGTATTTTAAATTTAATATTTCTGTATTTCATAAGAAACCTCAGCCCAGCTTCTTCTCACTTTTTAAGTTCGATACACCTTGCAGGTACTTGTGAAAACGGGAAGTTGCTAAATGTATCACAAGATGCAAAACTCCAAAGCCAAATTATAAATATAAATCCTACAATTAGTGCTAGTACCCAAACACCAGTTAGTATCCAGTCTCTCACTTCAACCTCTCTAACTTCAATTTCTCTAAGCTAGATAATATTTCATTAATCTTGTTACCTTGTTCTCTAATCAACTCTCGGTTCATTGACGGGTTGTTACTTAAAAAGATCTGTTGGTTACGACTTAACTTCTCTGGAACTTCCCACTCCTCTCCAACAGCCTCAACTTTACCCATCTCCTCACTATTTGCTAAAGATAAATCTGATTCACCACAGTTTCTACATTTCATATAAACTCTTTCATTAAACCAGTTATGCTCACACTCCTCTTGAGATTTACTTGACATATCAGTTGACGTATCGTCTTTTTCTTGTTTACCTATCTCACAGTTATGTTCTAGCTTATCTCCACATTTATTACATAACCAATTACCCTCTTTGTCTTTATTTTCTCTCCAACCCTCTTGAGAGGCTAGCTTGGTTGGTCTGCATTGATTACAGCCAACGCAATAATGTTTGTTCCAATCTAGATCAACCTTTGGTTCTGGCAATGTAGAATTTCTTGGTGCTTGAGTAGTGTTTCCCTTTGGTTCTGCTGATTTAGCAATATAACTATCCATCACTTTGTTATATTCTGTTTGTTCTGCTGGGACTTTAGCCTTATCTAAAAGCCATTCTATAAATAGAGGCGTGGGAACCCATTTATCTAATTCTAAGGTTTTATTCCAAGCCTTCCTCATTTTAGTTTTATCTATGGTTATATAGTTCTTCATAAAGATTTCCCTAATAGCCGATCATAAGCCCAATAATCCAAGGCAAAGTTATCATCAGCACAAAAGCCGCTGTTAAACAGCCCAGCACTATACCAACTAATACCGCTAGCGACAATTCTGTTTTAGTGAGTTTGTGACTAATTCTCATAACTATAAGTATGTTAATACCCCTGCTAGATTCTGTCTAGCCCCCAAATTATAAATCTAAGGCAAGTACTTCTTAAAAGTTTTAAAACCGATAGGCTCTTCAAATTTATATTTGTGTTTCTTGTAATGGTGCTCTATTAAAAGTGGTAGTTTTTTCTTTAATCTAATAACTTTATGCACCTCAACGTGACATTTCTTACAAAGACCTAGTAAGTTCTCTGTTGTATCATTGGAATTGTTCCCGTCAATATGATGTAGAACTTCGGTTTTAAAACTTTTACAGATAGGACATTTCTTAGGAAGCGACTTATATTTTTCTTTTCGTTTTAGCCTACCTGTATTTTTATAATCTTTAGCTAATTGATGTACCCTTTGTCTGGAGATCCCAAATAATCTTGCAACTGCCGCGTAAGAGCGTAGTTCTCTATAAGAATTTTCAATATCTATTTTTGTTGGGCGGTAAGGTGCTTCTTGCATAGAATTATGTTATGTCTTTTCTTGACAACTGTCAAGATACTTGCCTCTCGGTCAGGCATTGCGTAATCTGGATTTTATTTTGCCTTGCTTTCTCATTTCCAATATATGCTCTTGGTTGCGTCTATACCAATCGCGTCTAACTTCATTTCGCCTTGCTTTCCTTATTCGATCTATTTGAGTTATAAATTTCATAAAAACAAAGGCGCTACAATCGCTTGTAACGCCTCTTTACTATTTAGTTGCCTGTTGGTAGCTCTCGCCACTGATAATCTGGTCTTCAGTCCTCTTGATCGCTTCTTTAACAATTAAATTGACTTGTACTCGGTCTAAGCTGTTAACGTCAAAGCTCATCAGTTGGGTCAAGATATTCTTTTGTACTAGAAATAATGCTTTTATAGTCTCTGGGCTTATTGTAACCACCGCCTTTCAGTCGGGCATTGAGTATTAACTTCTGAATAAACCCGACCAGCTTTTGCGTGATCGGGTCAATCAAAAGCTAGCGTAAGGCTCTAATAGCTTCAAGAGTTCTAGTTTTACCAACTTCTTCAAGAGTTGCTATTGCTAAATTGACAGCATATTTCTTGGTTGGTACGACTTGAGAAGTTTTTAATGGTACAGACCGACCAGTTTTAGGCTCGGTAATACTCCAAGATTTGTTGTAATCAAAAGAACGGTGAGCAACAAACTCAATCCCTTTCCAAGTAAATGGGTAAGGCTTTTCTATTGGAGTTTTAATAAATTCATCAGAATTCTAATCTTTTTTTATTTTTGCATAGTACATAATTTAATTCACCACCCATCTAGATTTCAAACTTTAAATCCCAAATACTGATAAAGAGATTTGACTTGCCTTGCTTAGTTCTAAAATTGACTAGCAAGGTCAGTTCTAATCTTCAATCGTGGTAATGAGGAACTGAAAGCCCCGCATACTTACCGCTTTCGTGTTCGTCATAACACTTTTCCTCTAATCCGCACGCTTTCAAGAATTTATCTCGATCAAAGCGTGGGTTTTCGTTTGCTAACTGAATTGATAAATCATCAGCTAATATTTGCATAGCTTCATCAGCTTCAGTGGTTAAAATACCACTTGTGCGACTGAACTTTATGCTTCCAGCAATCAATTCATAATCTTTTTTAGTCATTGTTTGCCTCCTGAATCTCTTTGGCTTTGTCTAACTGTTCTAATTTTGTTAGTTCCATACGATTGTTGATCAAGTCTTCGGTTGCTTTCCTAACTTCGTACATTACATTTGCTAATTTTGTTATTTGCATTATATTGTCCTTTCGTACTCTTTATCAGTATTTGAATTTTAAAGTGCTAATATGCTTGAGCTTGATCTAGTGTCCAACATAAAGTATTAGATCAAGCCTAAACACACTTGCCCGCGATCACGTCAGAGCAGAGATAGCCAACATCTAGCAAGTTATAGATTGTTAAAAAGAGAATAATTAAAAAGATAATCAAGGCAAGGTTTCTCATAACTAAAGAGAGTATACAGGATAATATATTCTATTGTCAATAGGTTATATAGAGGATATATTGTGCCTATTTCCCTATAGTACGTTTTGCTATTTATATAAGTATGAACATATCTTGAGACTTTTGCCCTGTTGGTGTATATTATTTATGTGATGGCAAATAAAACAAATCACCCAAGAGGCGAAAGAAAACAAGAGCCAACCCCACGTCAAAAAGCTGCGGCTTTAATTCTAACTGCTAATCCTGATATGCCACTAGGCGAAGCTTTAGTGTTAGCAGGTTATAGTCCAGCAGTAAAGAAAAACCCCAATGCAATTATAAACAGTAAGGGTATTAATTCGATTAAAGAGGCTTATTCTTACGAAATAAACAGCAGAATAAAACCGAATTTGCCAGCCAAGAGAATGAAGGAAGGTTTAAAGAGTAAGGATTTGAAAGTAGCTTTGGAGTTTATAAAAGAGTATAAAAAAGATGTTGGTTTAAGTTCGGATACTATAGCAAATGCTATACAAATTAATCTATCTCCAGAGCTTAAAGATTTAGCAGGTTAGGCACTAAATCAACTGGACTATAATGTATACTAACTCTCCGAAAGTGTCTTAGAATCGATTACAGGGGCTTCTGTATAAGGCATGATAACGTATAACATACACTACTAGGCATAAGCAGTAGTGCGATGGTAATAGACTGATAAGGCGTACAACACGTCGGAACGTATACATTATACTATATAGATCATATCGATGGTACTATATACACCACTACACCACCCCACATTTAAATATATAACTATAGTATCCTATAATTATATATAGTATATGTCTATATAGCAAGGGGGGTAGGCTCGATCAGGAGTCCCAGTCTGTAGAAATAATACTTAGCAACCACCCCAAGATAAACCCTAAATATAATGTGTTAACACTATCTCCCGCAGAATATCAACACTAAAACTAATGTGTTGACACAAGTGTTAACTGTGTGCTATAGTTCCACTATGGTATCAACAGATAATTTCACAACTATCCCACTCCGAGAATTTCAACTTCACGCTAGTAAATATGTTACGCAATTACCGTTGATACTTACTAAGTACAACAAGGTAGTTGCTTTAGTAGTTAAAAGTAGTAATGAAGGAATTAATGTAGCTTATGCAGAAGAAGAGGAAGATATTCCTGCAAGATTAACTAACCCTGTCAGGTTGGCAGAAAAGGCAATTAAATTAAAAGAGGAAAAGGGCGGTGAATTACACCCCTACCCCAAAGTCTATAGAAAGAAATAATGCTAGAAAAGAAATACGCAATAACAGCTAGAGGAATAATCTACATCACTAACGATCTCACCCAGATCGTCTTCGGACTATCTCACATCGCTTTCTGGACAGGTCTAGTTCTATTAGCCCTAGGACAGAATATTGGAGCGACTATTATGGTTATATCTTTAGTAATTGGGCTACCTGCTATGGTTATCAGTTCCCTGCTCATCAAAGAAAGGTAGGTGAAACTAATTATGATGCACAATATGATTATCAAAGACACACAAAGGACTTCAGGAGTATCTTTCTCTGGTGAAGATGTCTCTTGTCTGAAATCAAACTACAATTGTTTACAATGCAAAGAACAACAAATACTACTGACCTTTAGAGGAATACCTCCTCAAGCAATAGTCAGAGCACACAATTAAACTATGAAAGGAAGTGAAATTTATGCAAGAACACTTCAGAGGCAAGATAATTAAACGAATGTTAGGCGAAGACAAGTTCAAAGAATTCGTAGAAGAATACGACAAGTTCAAAGCTATAAACGTCTATAAGCAAGTCTTTAGAAAAGATGGTAACACTTGGACTACTGCTAAGTTAGATGGTTTTAAGTTTGAATTCTAATCAATCTCCACGAAAGGAGGTGAATACATAAATGCACAAATTACTAAGTGGAATTTTAAGTTTAGTACTTTTAACTGTAGTAGCAACTCCAGTCTTAGCGACTCAAGATGAAGTCGAAAAGTGTGGTGCAACCACAACTTTCACCAAAGAAGGCGACTATGACAACTCCAAAGTAAATATCAACTTCCAGGACAGCGACGAATCAATCACTGTTACTGTCAAAGCTGGTTACAAACTTACCAAAGTTGAATTGAATGTCGAAAACGACAATCAAGCAGGCTTTGTAGTTTATCCAGTTGTTGACAGCGTCAAGTTCAATCCGAATCCAGGTGATGATATTGAAGTCGCTAAAGTAACAGTCGAAAAGACTTGTACTCCAGTCTGTACTGACAAACAAGCTAACAATATCGGCGAAGTAGTCGAGGGTCAAACTGTTGAAGACAACACAACTTGTACCTATGACTCTAACCCTTACTGCTATAAAGGTGAGCTAATGTTGATTCCTGTTAATGTTGAAGTACCAGAAGGAGCAACTAAAGGCGAGTGCCCGACACCAGTTGCAACACCAACACCTAAAGCTGAGCCAGCACCGCTTCTGCCAAACACAGGAGCACCGTTGTTCGCTCTAGTCGGATTAGGAGTCTTAGGAACAGCTTTTGGTTTCTCACTCCGAGAAGCTAAGAGGTTCTTTAAGAAAGGCTAATCTAGCGTTACCGCTTGTTTTTCACAGGCGGTAGCCCCAGGAGAGTCTGTTATACTGATACTATGGCTGATTGGACACTTCCTACACTTAACCCACGCCAAACAGAATTCTTTAAATCCAGAGAGAAATTCCTTTTTTACGGAGGAGCTAAAGGTGGAGGCAAAAGTTGGTCTATCAGAAATAAACTGGTTCTTAATTGTCTCATGTATCCTAATTTAAAAGCCTTACTTCTACGAAGAACCTTCCCTGAACTTTATAGAAATCACATATTAGAACTCCAAAGAGAACTTCCTAAAGACGTTTTTAAATATAACGAACAAAAGCACACCTTCACTTTCGGTAATGGTAGCGTCTTAGAAATGGGCAGCTGTCAGTACGAAGGTGATGTCTACAACTACCAAGGTGCAGAGTACGAAAGAATTGGTATCGATGAAGCAGGCCAATTCACTCAGTTTATGTTTGATAACTTTAGAACTAATCTGCGTACTATTAGAAGTGATGTCAAACTCCAAATGTATCTCGGTAGCAACCCAGGGGGTGTCGGACACGGCTGGTTAAAAAGACTTTTTCTTGATAAGGAATATGAAAAAGGCGAAGATCCTAATGATTACAAATTTGTTCCAGCTAAGGTCTATGACAACACTGTTCTTATGAAAAACACTCCTGAATACGTTAAAGAGTTGGAAACTCTACCAGAAGATCTTAGACGAGCTTATCTTGAAGGCGATTGGGATGTTTTTTCAGGCCAGGTTTTTTCAGAATGGAGACGGGATAAACACGTTGTTAGCGGTTATCCTTTTCCGATTGAAGAAGCAGATCGAGTTATTTCTTTTGACTGGGGTTACAACGATCACGGAGCAGCGGTTTTTTTGGCTAAAGGAAAAGATGGTAGACTTTTTCAGTATCGAGAAATATATCAAAATAGAAAAACACCAGATGAATGGGCCGAAGAACTAGCCCTCGCAGCTCAAGTAATGTCAGTCTCTTTTATCAATCTTCCTCACGATTGTTTTTCCAGGCAACAAGGACACGACTCAATCGCTGAAGTCTTTAAAAGAACCTTTCAAAAGATGGGGATTTCAATACCGATAAGGCGCGCGGATTCTCTCACTAAAGGAGCTAGAGCCAATGGATTAGCTCTTTTTCACACCTGGTTATCAGACGCACCTGATGGCGACCCCTATTTCCAGATTCATCAAAGTTGTAATAATACAATTAGAACTCTCCCAGAACTTGTCTATAAACAATCAGGTGACAACACTAGCGGTAGTGAGGATGTCGACACTGACGGGGAAGATCACCTTTACGATGCAATCCGTATTGCTTTTCTCACTTTTGGTAGACCTAAAGGACATGGAGGAGGAGTCAAGATGAAAGGTACAGAAAGAACTAAAGTTTACAATCCGACTATTTCTCCTGATAATACAATGCCAGGTATTGATCCTAAAGAGTTCCTCAAGAAAAACAATAAACGCGGATGGAAGTACTTGTGATAAAATAAACTAAATGATCCTTACATACAGAGAAACCAGAGAAAAAGGTGCAATTAATCTTTGGTTGGATAATTCAACTAATAATAGAAGAAAAGTATTTTACTGTATGAGTTGTGGTCATCCTTGTTTTGAATATTATAATGAAGCTTTAATGGCAGTAGTTGGAGAAGGTCCAATGACCCCAACTACTCCAACAGTTATTATTATGTGCAGAAACAGTGCTTGTAAAACCAAGTATCAAATTTATCGCTAATGGCTACTGAAGACGAAAAACAATATCTCCGCAGAGTAGAAACAGAACCCCAAAAGTTTGAGGTTTTAACCGAGGGTAATTTAGAATTACCAATGACAGATTCCGAACTTCTTTCAGTTATTTCTAAAAGAGTTAAAGCGTCAGAACAATACTACGAAACTAAATTAGATCTTAAAAAAAGACGAGCTAAAAACACTGATTACTGGCGAGGTAAACAACTTGACACAAAACTTCTCTATGATTGGCAAGTTCCTTATATTGATAATGTTATCTATCGCGATGTCGAAACAGCGATTCCAATTGTTGTTAGCAAATTACCAGATATAATTGTTTCCGCAGCATCAGAAGACCCAATTAAAAGAAAAAGGGCAGATGGTTTGCAGAAAGTTCTTGACTACAAAATAAAGAACCATGAGATGCGCTCTGTTCTTAGACGAGCTTCCCGACACTCTTTCTTAGACTTTATTACAATAGTTAAAGCCCGTTGGGATAGAGTACGACAAACTTATATATTTGAAGCGGTTCACCCTGATAAGATAACCCTTGATCACACAGGTAGAGTCCCTGACTTCGGCCTATCTTCTAGTGGTTTTGATTTTATTGCCGAGTGGTTAGAAGAACCCTTGAAAGTCATCACTGCTAAGTTTCCAAAAGCTAAAGATAAACTTTGGAAAAGATTTGATATTAAACAAGGTAGGGAGTCCCAATTAGCCAATAAAATCCGTTACCAAGAAATCTGGTTCACCTGGTATGATGATACAGGAGTCCCATTTGAAGGTGTTGCTTGGAGATTTGAAGACATTATCTTAGAAAAGATGAAGAACCCTTATTGGGATTATGAGGGCGAGGAAACAGAAGCAGGAACTAATCCCATAACAGGAGAAACAGTTTATGAAAACCGACAATTTAATCATTTTGACCGACCTTATAAACCCTACATTATCAGAAACTACCAGCACTCAGGCTTGGACGGTCCAATGGACGATACAACTCCCGTTGAACAATCTATACCTCTTCAGGATGTTATCAACAAGCGTGGTCGCCAAATTACCGAATTGGCTGATAAGGCTAATCCCAAGAAAGTCTTCTCCGATACCTTCATAACCAAAGAAGATGCAGCCCGCGTTACTGATGATCCAACGGAACACATCTGGGGATCAGGTAATGTTAACGAAGGTTTTGCAGTAATTCCAGGGATTGCCCCTAACCCAACTCTCTATAACGATCTTCTTCAAAATAGAGCTGAATTAGATAATATTATGGGAACTCAGCAGACTGTTAGAGGCGAGAGGACCGCTGATGAGTCAGGTGTTGCTCGACAAATAGCACGCGAAGGCTCTCTTGGTAGATTAGATGACTTTGTAGCAACAGTAATAGAACCAATCACCCAAGAAATTGCCGAGTGGAGTGTTCAAATGCTTAAAGTTTTTGGTACAAAGACTACCTTTATAGAAGTATTAGGTTCTACTGGTGAAAAAGAATTCCTAGAGTTTGATCGAGATGCAATTGATGACGGAGTTAATATCTCAGTCAGAGCTTCTACAGTTGATAAAACTGAAAGACGCTCTATCGCAACACAGTTAGCAGCTTCAGGTAATATCGACCCACTTTCACTCTACGAAGATCTCGGAGCTAAGGATCCTAAAGAACGAGCTAGAAGAATAATGGCGATGAAAGATCCCACTGGAGCGACTTATATGCAACTGATTCTTAATGATCCAGAAGGAGCTGATACTGCAATGGATAATGTCGCCGCTGCTAATGCAGCCGAAAGTGGAACTGCAACAGGAGCTTCTCCTGAAAGTTCTCTACCTGCTGGTCCAGAAGCACCGCTGCCAAGCGATCAGTTAATTGAACAAGGGGGTCAAAGCGATGCCATTTAAGAGTGAGCAGCAGAGAAAGTATTTATGGGCACGTCATCCAGAAATAGCAAAACGCTGGACTAAAGAGTATGGCAGTAAGATAGAGATAATGAAAAAACGAGCTAAGAAAGGTAAATGATGAATTTATTTGGAATATTTAAAAAGAAAAAACCTCAAGTAAAGGTTACACCTGTTCCTAGAAAGTACACAGGTACTAATGCCGCTGTTGGTAAGGCTTTGGAACCACGCCTTCGTAAAGATTGGCAACAGCTAAAAGGGGATATAGATGCAACTTCAAGAAGATATAATGCTAGAGTGCTTCCTAACCGTTTTAAGAAAAAACTTGACATCATGAAGTCTAGGGCGGTATGATAATATCAATGGAAGACGAAACTAAGCCTTCTGAAGAAACTACACCAGTAGAAACTCCAGAGACTGAAAATCCAACAACTGAAACTACCCCAGAAGAAAAACCAGAAGCCCCTGATTTTTCTGAACAATTTTCTAAACTCTCCGAAGAACTCTCCTCTATAAAAGAAACCCTCAATACTAAAACTGAACTTCCTCCAGGAGATACAACTTTTGAACCAAAGGACTGGAACGATGTCTTTTCAAAAGTAGAAGAAGTTGCTGCTGCTAAATACCAAGCAATAGAAGCAGAAAAACAAGCTCAAACAGAAGCGGCAAAAGCTGATGAGGAAAGAATTAACGCTGAGTTTGATAGACAACTTTCTCAGCTCGAAAAAGAAGGTAAGCTTCCTAAAGTCAGTGACGCTAATGATGACAACGATCCAGGAGTCAAAGCTCGCAAAGAAATTTTTAATCTAGGTGTAAAATACAAATCAGTCGACTTAATTGCGATGGCAGATTTAAGAGACTCTTTAAAGAAACAACCCGAAGGAGCTAAAGCCCCAGTTGGTAGTTCTTCACAAACTACTGAGAATACAACCGCAGCGACTTACGATCCTTCTAAAAATTTAGACACCCTCGTCTCTGACTTCAAAAAATCCCTCTAATTTGACTCTATGCCTATCCTGTGTTAAACTAAACACATGGACAACCTTTCAGACTGGGAAATAGCCCGCAGACAGAAAATATCAAAAACAATGAAGCTTTTAAGAAGTACCTCTCTTCCTTCTTGGAACAAAGGGAAGACTAAGGCTGATGATCCTCGTATTGAAAAACTGGCTGTTTGGAAGGGTAAAGAAAATTTAAAGAAACGTACCAGAGTTGGGGACAAGTGTTTAGTCTGTGATAAATCTATTGAAAGAACACCTTCACAAATTAAAGCTGGTATTAAAAAACACTGTTCTAATAAATGTGCCAATATTACTAAATCTAATAAAACTAAAGGTAGACCATTTCCAGAAGGTCAGAAGAAACTTCTAAGTGCACTGAAAAAAGGAAAATCTTTACATCCCAAGGTTTTAGAAGGATACAAGAAAAAGTTTCCTAATGGACGGTTCGGAAAATTAGCGGGAAATTGGAAGGGTGGGATAACTACACAAAATAAACTAGAAAGAAAAAGATTTAGGATAGAAGTGCAGCCACAAGTATTTAAGAGAGATGTGTTTAAATGCTTAGATTGTGGGGCTACCAACGATTTACAAGTGGCTCATATCAAAGGATGGTCTAAATACCCAGAGTTAAGGTTTAAATTAAGTAATTGTAGAACCTTATGTAAAAACTGTCATTATAAAGAAACATTTGGTCGTGATATACCAGATAAAAATATGCTCTGGGGAAGGAACTTTTACAAAGCTAAAATAGAGTATTAGACATTTGTGCTATACTTTTAGTATAGGAATTAATTCCACGTCGGTAACGATGTGGATTTTTTTATTATAACTGAAGTTCCTATAGGAGGATAGCTATATAACTTTCAGCGAAAGGGTTTTATCCCTTACCCAAGACAAGTTACTGCCAAAAGTAGTTGATAATGTTATCAACTCTTCCGTCTTAGCAGCCCGTACTATCGGAAACGGGCGACAATGGAGTGGTGAAACTCTAAGAATCCCAGTTAAATTGTCTTCAACTGGTTTAGGTGGTTCTTTCTCAGGGTTAGACACCTTCTCAACTTCCACCTCTGAAACAACTCAGAGACTAGCTTTTGACCTACGGGCTTACGAGCAGCCAGTAGTTGTTCCAGGGATGGAACGCTCAGTCAACGCGACTGAAGCTCAAGTTGTAGATTTAGTAAAATTCAAGCTCGAAGAAGCTGAAGTCGAAGCCGCTGACGCAATCGGTGCTCTTCTCTACGGAGATGGTACTGGTAACGGCAATAAAGATTTCCTCGGTCTCCAAGCAATCGTTGATGACGGAACCTCCGTTGCAACTTATGGTGGACTCTCTCGTACCACTTATTCAGCACTTAACGCAACCAGAACTGCTTCTGGCGGTACTTTGACCCTCGCTAAAATGGCAACTCTGTTTTCAGCAGTTTCTGCTGGAAGTGCCCCAGGTCACAGTCCAACTCTTATAATCTCAAACGAAACTGTTTGGGATCTATATGAATCTCTTTTGACTTCAACAGTTCGTGAGAACTACTCAATGTTCGGTATGCCTTCAGTCGGTAGAAGCGGCGGAGCCAGCAGGCCAGGCCCAGGTTTGCAAGGTACACAAGGCTTTGTCTCTCTAACCTACAAAGGTGTTCCTTACGTCAAGGATGAGCGGGCAACCTCTCAGACAATGTACGTTCTTAACGAGAACTACCTTAATTGGTACGGTTTGAAAGCTGATGGCAGCTCTTACAGCTCTATCAACTTAACAACTGAAACTATGGACTCAACTTACAATGCTGCTCCAATGAGCGAGTTCACAGGATTTAACTGGAGTGGGATGCTCACCCCAACCAATCAGTTTGGTGAAGTCGGGCACATTATTGTCTTAGGCAACCTGACATCAGCTCAACCTCGCCGACACGGTAGATTGACTGGTATTACAGGAGTTTAAGACATTCGATTATTATGTAATTTAGGAGAACAAATATATGTCAGCATTAGGATCAGGAGCAGAAATATTCGACATAAACCCATATGCTTCCAGCACAGTGCAACAGCACCAATTAGGAACCTTTGGTTTTGATCGAGGTGGAAGAAGCTACCGCTACGTTAAAAATGGAGCAGTGCTTCTAGTAGCTGGTAATTTACTTCAAAGTGAAGCCCGCGACACTGCTTTTACAAGTATGGTAGTTGTTTCAGGCGCAGCAGGACAGAAAGAAATTGTGGTAACTCTCGGAGCTACAGCAACAGTCGCCAATCAATTTGATGGTGGTACTTTAGCTATTTCAGTTACTCCAGGTATGGGACAATCGTTCACGATTAAGTCTCACACCGTAGCAGCAGGTGCAGTATCTTGTACCTTCACAGTTGAAGAGAACATCGTTACTGCTTTAACAACCTCCTCACGAGTAACTGTTAGCACTAATCTTTACTCAGGAGTAATTGTTAGCCCAACAACCAGAACTGGTAAAACAGTTGGTGTGGCTCACTTCGCAATCCCAGCCGGAACAGCAGCAATCCCACAATACGGTTGGATTGGAGTACGAGGAGTCTTTGCAGTCTTGTCAGATGCTACCGTAGCAGCAGTTGGTGAAGGTCTTTCACCTTCAACAACTACCGCAGGTTCTGTCACTAAGCAAGTAACTCTATTAGAAAATATTGGGACAGCTCATATTCTTGGAGTTAGCGCAGCGACCCAACCAGCGTTCATTACGATTAACTAGGAATTTTCTCTCTCGCCTGTTGCGTTTGCAGCAGGCTTGAGGGAAAGCAGATTATTATTACGCCCTTGACCTCGCTAGACGAGAGAGGGAGAAAGAAAAAGGTAAAATTAAATGGCAGATTTAAGTGAATTTATACCAGCGTTAAAATACGGACACACATTAGGACTCAAGAACCTTCAAGGTGCAGGACTCTTGACTTTCGGTAATATCTTCTTTGTCAGTTCTGTTGATGGTTCTGACAGTGATTCAGGAACAACACCTACAAGTGCAAAAGCGACACTTGATGCAGCGATTGGACTTTGTACCGCTAATAACGGTGATGTCATCTTCTTACTACCTGGCCACTCTGAGGCCCTAACATCTACAAATACTAATCTTGATGTTACTGGGGTAACAATTATTGGTCTTGGTAGTGGATTGATGAGGCCTGAGCTCACCTTTGGGGTGACTAGCTCGCGAATTAATGTCACAGTCGCAGATTGTACTTTGCAAAACATCCGCTTCACGGCTGGTGTTGGCGATGTCGTAACTGCGGTTCTGCACGCTACCGCAGCACAGAACACAAGATATATCGATATCGAGTTCTTCGCTACTTCGACATTCAACTTCATTAACGGCTACACTCTTGGTGCAGCCAACATTTCGGACGGTTGCCGCTGGGAACGTAACTACCTGCGTACCGCAGATGCTGGTCAACTCGCACTGGCAATCACCGCAGCTTCGCAGGCTGACCTGAAGTTCTACGACAACTATGTAGTTCACGCAGCAGCTGCAGCTGGTCTTTTGACTGGTGCAGCGGCGGACTTCTTAGGAATTGACGTTCGTGGTAACTTCGTCCAAACTGGTCAGACTGATGGGGCTGTTGGGACGCTAGTGATAACAACTGGAACTGCTTCGAGTGGTAGTATTGTTGAAAACCATATAAAAACGGCAGATGCTGCCGCTAACGTGGCTATTCCGATTGCGTCTAAAGTTTACGCGGCTAATAACTACGTTGCTGGAGCAGATGAGGTTGGTACTGTTGTCGCTATCGGTACACTCTTCGATAACGCTTAATCTCTACCTCACTAGAGATACGATCAGAGCAGCTTCGGCTGCTCTTTTCGTATCTTAATGTGTTACAATATAAACAATGTACGGTAATGTTGATCTAAACAAATTTAATAAAGAAGTAGCTCGCCCCGCAGCTTTCGCAGGTGGTACAACCAACGCTCGTGGGGATGACGGTGGTACTAGCGACCCCAAAACCCTTTTCACAGTTACTGGCGATGTTTTAGTTAGAATCTTTGGTGTTGTCACCGTAGATTTAGTTTCCGCTGGTGCTGGTACTGTATCGGTTGGGGTAACTGGAAACACAGCAGGCTTACTCGCATTAGAAACAGGGACTGATCTTGATGCTAATGGTGTTTATGTTTCCGCAACCCAGGTTGCTGGTACAGTTGCCTTTTCTTCCGTTCCAGGTCCTTTTGTAATTGTTAACGGTTTAGATATCAATGAATACATCGGAACTGCAGATGTTACCGCTGGCAATATCTACTATATTTGTCTTTGGCAAGCGTTAAGTGAAGATGGAAATGTAGTTGCAGCAGGTGCAACAGGCTTCTAACTTGACAACACTTTCTTGATAGTGGTATCTTAATATCAATGGACACACAATCACCTAATGATATCCTTCGTGTTGCTAATATCGACATTAATTGTTCCCTTAATGATCCAGAAGTTCACCCCGAATCCCAAAACAAATTTACAGTAGTTTACGCAAAAAACCCTTACACAATAGATTCTGGTAAAACCAGACTATTTCCTCGTTTTATAGCCGAACATTATGCCAAACATTTAACTGACCATATATTAACTTCTCAAAATAAACCTATTTCAGATAATAAAGAACGACCTTTACTCTTAAAACAAATATTACTTGGGGTAGAAGAATCCTTTAGTGCTTCTCCAGAACAAACTGAAGGTGAAAAAATCGCTGAGGAAGTTGCTAAGTTGGAAGCAGATAAAGTAGAGGCGACTGAACCAGTTAACCCAACAGGTTACGTTGAACCAGCAGTAGTTCCAGTCGCACAAGAACCTCAAGAATTAACAATTGAGGAAGCACCAAAAGAAGAGAAGAAACCAATGGAACAAAGACCAACACTGCGAGAATTAAAAGAAGAAGCAGATAAATTAGGTATTAAATATAAACGTAATGTGACAGTCGATCAATTATTAAGTCTTATTAGAGCTTTCTGATGGCAGCTTTTACTACTACTAATATGCCTAAACTCTTAACTCCAGAAAATCTAGCTGAAGATAATTTCAAAAGAAGAAAGAAAGCTTTTCTAGCAGAGGTCGATCTTCTAGGAGCTAAATACGAGATCTTTGTTCATGCTATATTAGAGGCACAGAAAGCTACCAATCCAGATACTAAAATTGAACAAATAGTCTATGTACCGAGAATTAACATTTTAGACCGTAAAGGTCTCAAAGATTCACCTACGAAAACTCCTGACGAACCTAAGAAATCAGAAAAAGTAGTGAAAGGAAAGTAAATGGACGGTATATCCCCAGCCGATCACTTAAAAGCCTCTTTAAAAGAAGCACTTGATAAAAGCACTAAAGAAATTCAAGATTCCCTTAATAAGTTAATCAACGAAAGAGCAGACCTTATTACTAAGGTAGATGAATTAAATAAAAAAAGGAAACAAGTAGAGAAAGAAGTAGAAGATCGTCAGAATGAAAATAAGCAATTAGTTAATGCCAATATTAAACTTGCTCAAGATAAGGTTACTTTAGGACAGGACATTGATGATTTAACTACTCTTAAACTCGGTAAATTAAATCTTCTTGAGGAAGAACTCCAACAAAAAAAAGAAGCCTTTGAAGGTGCTTTAGTTGGGAGATTAACCTCTTTACAAGAGAAAGAAAAACAATTTACAGACTTAACTAAATTAGAAGAAGAAATCAACGCTAAAATAACTAAGTTTAATAATGAAAAAGCTCAGATAGAGTATCAAAAAAAAGGGCTAGAGGAACGAGAAGACATGGTACTTGATAAAGAGGATTACTTAAACAGTAGTCTTTTAAATCTTAAATCAAAACAATCCGAGTTTTCGGCTGTAGAGCAGGAGATTGATACTAAAAGGAAAGAAATAAGCGATAAGTTAGATTATGTAAACAGTGAGTTTGTAGTTAAGTCTGCCCAGCTTAAAGATTTAGCTGATAAATTAGAACTTAAACGTAGAGAGCTTGATCTTGAAAAGAAGGCTTTAATTCTCAAACAAAGAGAACTAGAGAAAAAAGAAATACGCCTCAATGACCGCGAAGCAGTATCTCGCTTCAATAAATCCCTGTAGTATAATTTAACTAATGGCTTCTCAAGCAAAAAGAGACGAAAATCGTATAGCGACCCTTATTGGTGTGTCTTCTTCTGATTTAACTTCCACTGAATTAGTTGCAGTCGATCCAGCAACTAACCGTTTGCTGGTTTCAGCGGTTATTACTGCTGGTGGTTCTTCTGGTACAGAATATACTGAAGATGTAGCTGCCCCAGCTAATCCTGTTGCTACAGCCCTAAACCTTATTAGAGAGGACGCGAGAGCAGGTTCACTTACCACAACCGATGGTGACAATGTAGCAGCACGCGGTAATAACTTTGGCGAACTTTACGTTAAACATACTGATACTATTGCCGTTACTCAATCTGGAACCTGGGATGAAGTAGGAATTAATGATAGCGGCAATTCAATTACTATAGACAACGCTCAACTTTCTGTCGTGGGTTCTGGTACAGAAGCGACTGCTTTAAGAGTCACCATTGCAACGGATTCTACAGGAGTTTTATCTATTGATGATAATGGTGGTTCTTTGACCGTAGATGGGACAGTAGCGGTGACTTCGGCTACTTTTGCTACTTTAGCTGAACAACAAACACAAACAACATCACTTCAATTATTAGATGACGCAATTGTTACAGATGATCTAGCTTTTACCCCCGCTACGACTAAAGTAATGATGGCAGGGTTTGAATTTGATGATTCATCTCCTGATAATATAAACGAGGGCGATGCTGGTGCGGCTCGAATGTCTGGCAATAGAAATGTTTATGTCCAGGTCAGAGATTCCGCTGGTACAGAAAAAGGTTTAGTTGTCAATAATGCTGGAGATAGTCTTGGCGGTACTCCCACAGGTCTTCTTGTCTTAGGACAAGTTGATGATTCTTTAGGAGATTTAAGCTCAGGAGAAGCCGAGCCAATTAGATTTAATTCACGAGGAGCTGCTTGGGTTGACATAGATGTAGGTAACTCTTATACAAACTCCACCTCAGTCGCTTATGAGACAAATCGTGTTGCTAAAGCGTCAGGAGGAACTCTTTTCGGATTTTCAGGATATAATTCAAAAACTTCAGCACAATTTATTCAGGTCCATAATACTGCTTCACTTCCAGCTGATACAGCCGTTCCAGTGATAATTTTTATAGTTCCAGCTTCATCCAATTTTACTTTTGATTTTGGAGTTTATGGAAGGGCTTTTACAACTGGAATAACTTTATGTAATTCATCAACTGGACCAACTAAGACAATCGGAAGTGCTGACTGCTGGTTCGATGTACAATATAAATAAATATGGCTGAACTAGATATTACCCCCGCTGGAAGTGCTCATGCTCTTCTTGATGGGATACAAAATAATGATACTGTAGCCCAAACTCCAACAAGAGGTTCTATCATCTATAGTAATTCAACTCCTGTTTGGGACGAATTAGTAATTGGAACTTCAGGACAAGTATTAAGATCAGATGGTACTGATATTACTTGGTCGACTCTAGCTTTAGCTGATATTTCGCCGAAGGCTCATGCAACTTTAACTTCATTAACTGTTGATGACCATACTCAATATGCTTTACTTGCAGGTCGAGCAACAGGCCAAACTTTAATTGGAGGTACAGCCAGCGGGGAGGATTTAACTCTTTCTTCAACAGCTAACGCTACAAAAGGCAGTATCTTTATTGGATCATCCAGTCTTTTTGAATTCGACCAAACTTCAGGTCAACTAAAACTTCCCACTTCTGGTTCTGGTGCTGGTTTGTTGCTTGGTACAGATGTCCAGGTTTATAGAAGTGCTGCTAATACTATTAGACTTGATGCTGGAGTCGCTAACGCTTTTATGTCGATTAGTGGAACGACTCAATTTTTTGGTTCTGCTCTCACCACTTTAGATTTTGCTCAAACTACAGTTGCAATCTATTCATCGGTTCTTGCTCAGAATTATGTTGAATTTACTGCAACAGGCATGAATCTATTACCTGACGATATTGATTTAGGTCTCTATGTTGGAATAAGTAATGATAGTAAAGCTGGTGCAGGTGGATCTACATTTACTGGGGCAAAACTACAGCATACTGGTGGATCTATCTCAACTGCTGTAACGTACACTTTAACTGGATATAGCACAATAATTTATCCTACTTTCGCTGCTGTTGTTACCCTTGATTATAATGAAAGGCAAAGTGGCTTAGCAGCTTATGATATGATATTTGCCCGATCTTTTTTTAGGAATTCAGGTAGTGTGGGTCATCCAGGTTTTATAACAGGATTTCGTACTGCTACTGGATTTACAGTTGACGGTGGAACATTAACAGGTTCCGATGCGGTAGTTAGAATACAAGGATTTTGGTCTCAGCCAACTTTAACAGAAACATCAGCACCAACAGCTTTAACGATTACTAATATATCTGCCTTCGTGACTTGGCAAGGAATAGTATTAGGCACTTCTCCTATCTCAGCAACAAATACGACAGTAACAAATATTCGTCATTACTTTGCTAGCAATCCCAATGTTACTGGATCAGGAGCCAAACGATTAGTAGATACTGGTGTCACTTTAACTAACCAATATGGACTATTTGTTGATGATATGGACTTAGGTGTAAATAGATGGGGTATTTTTATTGATGATATTGGGGCAACAACTTTCGCAACAGCCACAAGTGCGATTGGTGTTGATATTGCTGATTTTACAGGTGGTACTCTAGTTGTTGGAGTAAGAAGTGGTATAACTAGCGGTTCTGGAAGATGGGGCTTTCAATTTAATACTGCTGCTAGTTACCATCAAGGTGATTTAATGGTTGGTGCAGCAGTAGCAGCTAGTGGTAAATTACACGTTCAACAAGGAACGATAGGTAATGAAGTTTTCCGTCTTGAATCACTTGCAACTAACGATGATCCCCTGGAAAAGGTATTTCAAAATAGAGTTGCGACAACTAATGCGACAGTAACGACTTTGCATACTTACACAATTCCTGCCTCTACAACAGTTCATATAGTCGCTTATGTTGAGGCTAGAAGAACAGGAGGAAGTGCGGGCACAGCCGAAGATGGTGCTGGGTATATTATTGTCGGTACTATTAAAAATGTGGCTGGAACTGCGACTATTATTGGGGTTGTTAATAATGTGGTCGCCCAAGAAGATCAGGTTTTATGGGATGCGACTATTGATGTGACTGGAGCCACGGCAAGAATTAGAGTAACAGGAGCTGTTAACAATAATATTACTTGGCACGGTACAATTAGGGTGTTGCAAGTCGGAACTTAGTGCTATAATAAAGAAAAGTTATGGACGAAAATACTACGATCCTCTATCGTGAATTTATTAGTGAAAAAGTATTGGGTGGTGGAATGATTGACCCTGTTCAAGTAATTATTGATTTTTCCTCTAAATCTAATGCTCAACAAATGGCAGAATTTAACACCTGGTTAGCAGAAAAACAAGCCAAATATGAGCAGAATAAACTTGATATCGCCGCAAGTAATCTAACTGAAATCAAAAAACTTGATGATAAATTGACGACAATAGAGGGGGTATTAAATGGCTAAAGTTTTATCGGGTTTAAATAAACCGCTTCTTGATTTAGATAAAAAACCTTTTGTTGATCCTACTAACAATAAACTACTAATCAAATCAATAATTGCTAATTGTCTTGCAAAATCGAGTAGCGAAGACCCTGTGCGGGCTATGAAAATAGCCCTTGATATCCACAATTCAAACGATACTCTAACCTTAGAAGATGCTGATTTCGAGCTAATAAAAAAAGCTCTTCTTGAAGATAAATTACTAAATAACATCGCTAAAGCAGCAGCACTAGAAATTTTAAATCCATAACTCTTTTCTAAACAAAATTTAAAGGAAATGGGAAATTGACATCGGTATAGGAAATTAGCGACTGATATAATACCTATATGAGCAAGAATACTACTGATTTCACAATAGTTACTAAAAACACAACTGACTTTGACTTAAATTCTAGCTTTGAAGACTCAACGCCAGCTTATGATGATGCTACCATCGCCTATGATGATGCTACAATTAATTATGATGGGTCAGGTGCTGGAAGTTCCTCTTTAGGAAATAAACTGACTACGGACTTCTCACAGGCTTCAAAGAACACTGCTGATTTCACTGATACTTAGCTGTTATAATTGAACTATGAGAACATCTTGGAATAAAGGCATACCTATGTCTGAGTCTACGAAAGCCAAAATGATAGCAACTAAAACAGGAGTACCTTCTCCAAAAAAAGGTATTCCTACAGGAATGAAGTCTTGGAACAATAACCGAGATAATAGGAAATGTCTAAGTTGTAATTCAGAGTTTGAAACAACTTTAGGTGTTAGTGGAAAAACTTATTGTTCTGTTCAGTGCTACTGGGTATCGCTTATTGGTTTTAGAACTGGAGAAGCAAACCATAATTGGAAGGGCGGTGTAACTTCAAAAAATGAGAAGGCAAGGAAATCTCCTAAGTATAAACGGTGGGCAGCAACTGTTAAAAGAAGGGACAATTATACTTGTCAGATTTGTGGTGTTAGAAATAAAAAAGGTTTAGGAAAAACTATTTTACTTCACTCTGACCATATTAAACCATTTTCACTATATCCAGAACTAAGGTTTGAGTTAGATAACGGTAGAACTTTGTGTTTTGACTGCCATAAACAAACTGAGACTTATGGAGGGAGAGCAGTATCTTATGGCTACATTTCCAACTGATATTCCTACTTTAACTAATCCTGCTGCGACTGATAAAACTAATAATCAATCCCATTCTGCCTTACATAGTAGCGAAAACGATGAAATAGAAGCTATCGCTACTAAAGTCGGTAAAACTAGCGATACTAACAACGCCTCTCACGATTATAAATTAAGTGAAGTAACAGGTACTGATAAATCAGTCGGTAAGACCGCTACTCAGACTTTAACTAATAAAACTCTAACTTCTCCAACTATTAACTCTGCTACTTTAAATAGCGCAGTAGTCGGAACTGAGTTGGATCTTAATGGTAGTCCTCTCTATTTTAGTGCTGATAGAGAAGCATTTCTAACCTCCAGTGATACTGGAGTAGGCACAAGTTCTGTGACTTTAGAAACAGGTGGGGGTACTTATACTTTTGATTCTGCCTTCTTTGGAATTTCTGTGGGAGAGTGGTTACAAACAGATACCATAAAAGAAACTACAGTAGCCGCTGGGGTAACAGTTGATTCTCTTTTAATTAAAGATGGTGGTCCTAGTGGCTGGGACGGCTGGCAACTAGCTAACGAATCTTGGACTTATGCCTCAGCGACTACAATAACTGTACCAAGCGGTGCAGCCTCAAAGTATGCAGTCGGGGACAAAATTAAACTTACCCAAACTACAGTAAAATACTTTTACATTGTGACAGTTGCGGACACACTTTTAACAGTAACAGGCGGCTCTGACTACACTTTAGTCAACGCTGCTATCTCACTAAATTACTACTCACACGGCTCTAGTCCAATTGGGTTTCCTCAATACTTCAACTTCACTCCTACTTATGTAAATTTAACTGTTGGTGCAGGAACTAACACAGGTAGATTTTCAATGCAAGGTAGACAGGTTTATGTTACCTACCACTGGGTTTTTGGTTCTGGTGCAGCTGTTAGTACTGGAGCGGGAATAACTGCTCCTGTAAATATAGCTGACATTTATGCCTCTACTGGAAACCCAATAATAGGTCATATAAACGTACTTGATTCAGGAGTAGCTAATTATGTAGGAACTATGTATAGAGGGTCTGCAACTTCAGCATCATTTGTAATGCAAACAGCTTCAGGTACTTATTTACAAGACTCTCAAGTGACAAGTTCAGTACCTGTGTCTTGGGGAACTAGCGACTCTATTAATGGGTACTTCACTTATATTGCAGCTTAATAAGGTATAATTAAACTATGATTACTTGGGACGAGACACAAACAATGCTACAAGAAATGACCGCAGATACCTCTAGCGGAAGTTTAACTACGCTCAAACGCTATGCTAATCTTGGCTACCACGCTGTTTTAGCTGATCTTGGCAGAGTTATCTCGGAGAAGACTCAGACTGCTTTAACTGTTGCTAACCAGCAATATTATCAAATGCCCTCCAATACTCTTTTTATTAAATCCATCACTGTAACAGTTGGTTCGATTCCTTACCCATTAGAAGAAATCCCAGATCAAGAGACTTGGGACGCTCTCAACGCTGACCTTACCAGCTCTAGCGATATTCCAACTTACTTCTTTGTCAGACCAGGCTTCGGTATTAATGGTACAGAGATTGGGATCTTTCCAAAACCTGCTTCTGCTAGTAATACAATCACAGTAGTTTATGAAGCAGGAGATCGGGATTTAACTAACGATGCTTACACTACAGGCACCGTCACTTTAGCAAATGGTAGTGCTACAGTGACAGGATCGGGTACAACTTTCACCCCAGCGATGGTGGGGAGATATTTTAAAGGAACAGTTGATGGGGTTTGGTATCGAATAGTGACCTACACTTCTGCAACTGTAATAGTTTTAGAGAATGTCTTTGAAGGCACTGCTGGTGCAGGTCTTGCCTATACAATTAACGAAGCCTTCAATCTTCCAGAAGACCTACACATACTACCAATTTACTTTGCTCTGTCTCACTATTACGATATAAAGCAGGATACCAACCGCTCCATCAAATTCTTAGGAATGTTTGAGCAAGGAATGATGAAAGCTAAAAAGCGTTACGGCAGTAAGACACGGGGAGCGATTGTTAGGGGTAAGCCTAAGTTTCAGTTTAGAGGCAACAATTATCCTCCTGGTACGATTACCTGATATAATCTAGGTAATGAGTAAAAAGATTCGTATATTCGACCACTTTCAAGGGGGCATTAGCGTCAGTCGTAAAGAAGGAGCACCAGGCTCTTTCCAAAACTCTCGTTCTATTGATATAGACTCTGAACCAACTTCTTTCAAGATTCTTCCTAAGACAGCTAAGATCTCCAGTACTACAGTTACCGATCTTATTAAATGGTTTGCTACTGCTAAAGATGGCAACATTTATGCGATAGACGCTGGAAATGATATTTATAAAGACGCTTCTGGAACAGTTACTAAAGTAGTTAATAACTCTACTGGTGCAGGACAAGGTTTGGCTTATCGGGATGACGATGATTATCTTTACTATTCTTTAACGACAACCATAGGTAGGTTTGGTCCTATCACCAACTCCCCTTCTAACAGTACTACTTTCTTTGAAGATGACGTTTACAATCTCGATCAGTCGCTTGATACTTCTGGAAATACTTACACTCTTACTACAGGAGTAAATGAAGGAGCAACTCATCGCCAAACTTTTACTCCAACTAGGGATCCAATAAAGTCTATCCAAGTAAATTTAGGTACAAGAGGTACTGGAAATTGGACTCTAACTCTTCACGATAGTTTAAATGTTTCTATCGGTACAGTTACTATTGCTAATGCTTCTTTAGCTGCTAGTGGGGACCAAAAGTTTACTTTTAGTACTCCTCTTAGAGTTTTTCGGAATAACGACTATCATTTCCATCTAACCAGCACAGTCGCTGATGGTACAGTTGTAACAACCACTGCTTCTGATTTAGAAACCGCTGACTTCCACGAATACTTTGGAATTCTAATTTCTAACACTGACTACCAACCGATGATAGATTTTAAACGGTTTCTTGTTTTTGGCAACTCTGACTATGTAGGTTCCTGGAATGGTTATGACTATCCGATAAACTCAAATGCCATTGAGATACCTTTGGGATACAAGGTTAGATGTTTAGCTAAATTAGGAGATTATGTTGTAGCTGGGTGTTGGAAAGGAGCTTCTTCTAGTCAATCAATCAACGACACGGATAAAGGGTTACTTGTTTTCTGGGACGGAGAGGGTCCTGCTTATACTTACGCAGTCGAAATCCCCGAAGGCGCGGTAAATTCTGTGTTCACCGACCAGAATCGACTATTCTTTGTTGCTGGTAATCAAGGTAAACTTTACGTTTACACTGATGGTGTTCAAGCCGTTGACCAACTCCCCCGTATGACAAAGCAGACCTATGTTGAAGTCGCTCCTGGCGCAATGGGAATGTGGCAAGGCAACTTACTTATCGGTGCTCCCGTTAATACTGATGCAGATGATATTTTTGAAACTTCGGTTTATACTTATGGTCAACCGACCAAAGATTATTCTGAGTCTCTTACTCAAGATTATCCGATTTCAACTGGCACACTAACCTCTGGGTCAAATAACCTTAAAATAGGAGCTGTACTAGGGCAAGGACAAACTTTACACATTGGTTGGCGGGATGACACTGTTTATGGTTGGGATACGGTAGGTCCTAGTTCACAGCCTTTTACGAGTGCTTCGTGGGAGAGTTTAATGATTGATGATGGTAAACCTTACCATCAAAAAGTAGCTGATGTTATTCGAGTCGACCACTCCACACTAATCTCGAACCAAGAGGTTTATATTGATTATAAAATAGATCGAGCAACCAATTGGACTGCCGCCGCTTCAAACTCAACCGCTGGAACTACTGATACTAGGTTCAACTTAAACAAAAGATTTAAAGAATTAGAGGTCAGAGTTAGATTAGTAACCTCTAGCACTAATGATTTAGAAGTTTACGCTGTTACAATTTCTTATGAAGACCGATCAGATGAAGAGGTGGTGTAATGGTTAAAGTAAAACTAGCAGACAAGCGTGAAATACCCCGAATACCGCTAAAACAAATCTCGGTTGAGAGAGTCGGCTCTCCTTACCTTACACGGGTTGAGCAACAGCACGTTAGAAGTAACGAGTTGGGCTTTAGTAAAATATCTAACTTTGAAGATACTGATGTAGCCCCTTTTTCTATTACTTCAGCAACAGTAACCAGTAACTTTTTCAATGCCTTAGTTTCCGCTGTCCCTGGCGAAAAAATTAAAGTCTTAACTGAAATGAACATTTATGTTGGCACAGATGCTGACCCCAACTACCTTTGGCCCACAGGAGCTTCTTTAACTTCTAGTCAGAAGAACATAATTGTTACTGTGTTACCTCAAGTAGTTGGTAGTGCCCTTGCACCTAATGAAGAAGGTAGTGACGGTGTTAGCGGTCTTTCCTCTCCGAATGTAGGGAAAACTCTCGGCCTACATCAACAACGTATTGGTTTCAATTTTCGTAATCAGTCGGCAGATACTCACACATATTATCTTTATTTAAGGTTTGTAGTAATTAGATTATGAAAGCAGTTTTTGACTCTACTGGCAAATTTAAATCTTTAGTTAGTTTACCAGTATCTTCTGGACACACTACAATTTCTCCTGTTTTTTCAAGTGATGAGATTGTTATTGAGGTCGGAGAAGATGTTGCTGTATTGATTAAGGAAACTCCTGATAAAATTAAACTTTCCAAAGATAAGAAATCAATTGATATGGTAAAATAGAATCATGGCCGAATTAGTCCATCAAACGTGGAGTCGAGTAACAGGAAAACCCTGGAGTGCAGCAGCAGCAGGGGGTTTTACTAATGGTACAGCTCAAGCTAACCTGGCTTTACAGTCAAGGTTGAATTCTGGTTGGAATCCTTACGCTCCCGCAGCACCAGCTCCTGCACCTGCACCTGCTCCAGCAGCGGCTGCTCCAGCACCAAACTCCTACGATCAAGCAGCAGCTACTTTCGCAGCTCAGGGTGCTACTAAAGATGCAGAGCTTAGAACACAAGAAGAGGCTCTTTTAGCTAAACGTGCTGGTGTCACAAGCAGTTACGAAACTCCACTTGCTTTAATGAATAGATTGTCGCAAGAAAATAAGATTCCAGAGTTACAGGCACAGTTAGAGCCAGTTAGATTAGAGGGTCTCCGCACAGAAGATTTATTAAGCAAGTTAAAAGGTGATATTACTTCCAGGGTTAGCAACGCAGGTGGATCTATGGCTGATATTAGACTTACAGAAGGTTATAAGCGTGAACCTTTAGTGCAACAGCTATCTGATCTAGCCCGCGCACAAGAACGATTTGCTGGACAGCTTGCTAACGCACAACAAAGTGTCGTTTCCCAAGGACAACTCTATGGTGAGGACTACAAGCGAAGAGTCGAAGAGTTAAATGTAGAGATGGAAGTCTTTGGGCAAAGAGCAGCGAGAGAATCAGCTAATTGGTCTGCTACCAGACAAGCACAGTATGAAGCGACTATTTCTAAAATTAAACGAGCAGAAGAATTAGATAACATAGAAGCTAAAAGAGTTTATGACGATATTGTCGCTGAGAGAGACTACAACCGAGACTTAGCAAAAATCTCTGCTGGGAAGAGTGGGAGCGGTGCGGATAAAAGTAAATTTACTGAAGAACAACAGAATATGATAGATAATTTAGATACCGTAATTGCTGGAGCTTACTCAGGTGATAAAGTTGATCCTAAAGTTGCTCAAAATAGAGTCTACAATTATGTAAAGGGAATTATTCCCACAGCAACACGAATTGGTTTAGACCCTGAATACCTTTGGGCACAATGGCGTGATCTTGCCGATGGTATTGAAGGCATTAAGACGAGGTAAACTATGGCTATTAAAAAAGCGAAACTTCGATTTTCTAAATCAAAGGAAGTTAGAGAAGAAGAGGAGAAGCAAGAAAGACTTACTCTCGCCAAACAACACGGTGTCCCCACCCCTGAAGATTTAAAAAAGAAACCCCACATCGGATTCTTAGAACGGGCTTTCGATTTACTTGCTAGAGGTACTATGGCCCAAAGCTCTGGGCTTATCGAAGGTGTTAAAGAAGTTAAAAAGAATCCCTTTGGTTTACAAAATAGCTTTATTAAAGGTTTTAGTAGAGGAGCTGTCTCAGGTATAACAGGTAAAACCAAAACTTCAACTGAAGATGTGTTTAAAGAGCTGGGTGTTGGAGAAGGAACCTTGTTCACAACTCCAAAAGTATCTCTAGGCCCCTTAACCCTTGGTGGAAAGGTGACCACAAGAGGACTTTTATCCTTACCAGGAGATATAGCCAGTGACCCTACTACTTTGCTAACTCTTGGAACAGGAACCGCAGCTAAAGTTACTCTCACCCAAGGTTTAAAATCTGGAACCAAACAAGCTTTAAAGAAAGGCTTAAAAAAAGGAACTGAGGTAACTTTGAACAAAGGAGCTGGGCAAAAGTTACTGATTTCAGAATCAAAAAGAATCCTTAAACAATCTGCTGAAGCGGGTACAGAACTCACTGGTAGACAAGTAAATGAGCTGGCTAAAAAGGCTACTGCTGAAATTGTTTCTAAAAATCCTAATAAATATGTTGATTTCGGTGGTATCAAATTCGGTGGAAAGACTATCGCACCTCAATTTCAGAGAAAAATCGGCAGTGTGGTATCCAATGTCCCAGTCCCTTTTACGGGAACTACTCTATCTCCTGCAACTAAAAAAGCTTTTGCTGCACTTACCTCGCCTATAAATGCTGGTAGTAGGCTAAAGGCAGCGGGATTTGGAGAGTTCCATGAAGCCTATCAGAATATAATACGCTCCCCTCGAAACATAGCCAGACGAACTGTTGAAGATACAACTCAGATGTTTAAAAAGGCTTATGGCAAAAACCCATCACAAGCTCAATTAGATGAGTTCTTTACCTTAGCTGACAAAGGTTTACCAGTTGATATAAACAACTACAAACCCCAAACTCCAATACTTACTGAGATTGGTCAAGATTTACCAGAAGAATTTGTTAAATCAGTTGATAATGCCGCCTTAGATGAAGGTACTAAAACTCTATATAAGGAATACCTACGTTTTGATAGACCGCTTATTCGAGAGTTAGCTCTTGATATGGGATTACCTGAAGAGAAACTTCTTCAAGACTACATATTTAGAGGTGTCCCAGAAAAGACTAAAAAGAATCTATTTAAAATAAGCAACCCTTTTAAAGAAAAAAACCCTGCTTCTTTAAAGAGACGTACTGCGGAAGAGTTTACAGGAGAGCGAAAAGATCCAATGTGGGCAATAGCTCAGGTCGAAGCTGACTTGAGAATCACTAAGACAAATAATGACTTTTTAAAAGAAACTTTAAAAAGATACGGAACCAAAGCTGGTAAAGATATTGATATTCCAGAAGGGCACGTTGAGTTTAGACCTAAAGGTAGTTTAGGATTCTTTCCTGTTGAAACTACTGGTGGAAAGATGGCAGCAGCTATCACCAGGAATGTTCCTGTTTATTATGTTCCTAAGGAAATAGGTAATGCTCTTAACAAATTTACGACTCCTAAAGAAACTAACAGATTTCTGCAAATTTACGACAAAATATTAAATGTTCAGAAAATTGGGCTAACGAGTTACTACCCTGCTTTCCACATTAGAAATTTCACAGGTAATGTTTTCAATAACTGGCTTGGCGATGTCACAAATCCTAAAGATTACACCGATGCTGCTCTTATCCAGACAGGTAAATTGAAGGGAAAGATTGCTGGTTATAGCTATAAGGAGATAAAGACTTTAATAGAAGATCTAGGAGTTGTGAATACAGGCTTTTACAAGGCTGATATCCAAGAACTGTTAGAAAGAACTGTTGGTGCTAAGTCCAATTTAGGAAAGGCCAAGAATATAACTCAGACAGGCTTAAATATTCCTACAGTTATTGGTTCTACTATAGAAGACAACGCCAAAATAGCTCACTTCATTAGTAAAATAAGAAGTGGTTTAAGCCCTGAAGAAGCAGCCCAGTCGGTTAAGAAATTCCTTTTTGATTACTCTGAACTAACTGACTTTGAAAAAGGAGTAATGAAAAGAATCTTTCCTTTCTACACTTGGACCAGAAAGAATATCCCACTTCAGCTAGAGCAAATGGTTAGACAACCTGGTAAATACTCGGCACTTGGAAAAGTAATTGAGAGTCTACCTAAAGGCGAGCAAGGTGAGATAGATTTACTGCCTGACTACATTAAAGAAGGTTTATTTGTAAAACTTGGTGGTTCTGGTAAAGATGTCAATTATGGTTATGGTATCAATTTACTCCCTGTAGAAGACTTAAACCGACTCTGGCGTGAAAGTCCAGAGAGATTTATAGAGCGAGAAATACTAAGTTTTATGAATCCTGCGCTTCAGTTTCCACTAAAACAATACTCCAAAAGAGACTTTTTCTACGGTAAATCCTATGACGAGTTTCAGTATGATGCAGGTAAGCAAGCTAAGAAAGCTTTAGAAGGAAAACCTGGTGGAGAAGCCCTACTTAAATGGTTAGAACTAAAAGATGAATCTTACACATTTAAAAACGGAAAAGATAAAGACGTTGAGGTGGTTAAGTTCCGTGTTAATCCTGCAAGATGGGAGCTTTTAAATACAACACCACTATCACGTCTTCTAAATGTTTTAGGTGCAGATAATCCTTGGAATCAAGCGATTAGTCCCTTAAAGAGTCGAGAGTTTGATATGGAAATTGAAAAAGAGAAGAGAGACAGAGAAGCTAATAAAGCCTTTGAACAAAGGTTAATTGATGCAGGTCTATTAAAAACCTTTACCAAAAACTATATCCCAAAAACTGAAGAAGAAAAAGAAGCTGAGAAAGAGTCTAAGTTTAGACTACGTTTCCGCTAAGGTGGCGGAGCAGGTTAGTCCATCAGCAAACCTCAAAGGTTCACCTATTTGTCCCTGCTCCTAAGAAACTGAGTGCTGGGCGTGCTGTGCTGGCGGTAGGAGGTTCCTTTTAGCACAACCTTGACTCAGTGTTCCCCAAGTTTGACCAAGATCATATTTGGTCGCATCCAGACTGCTCTCTCTTGTGTGCCGTCTCCTTTACAGACAGTTACTTTAAGGACAATGTCACCGCCTTCTTGCAGTACCCGTTCTCGGAGACGGATGAGAACGTCTGCTGGTATGTCGCAGAAGATGAAGCCGCCTTCGGTGAGCAGTGCAACATCAATCATTGTCTGACTTCAAAGTAGAAGTCGGGGTTGTTACCGTTGCGAAGAACTCGCTGCAACCCCGGCTCCAGAACTTCCAAGTCTGCGTCTGTAACCACCAGTTCAATAGTGTTATACAGATCACGCCTGACGCAATGATGCAGCACCAGTCGCCTAGTTGGTTTCTTTTGGGCTGGTGGTAACTCCATTTCCAACGAGCTTTGTTCCGTTGTACCAGACATCCAGTTGATACTCCTCTCCGAGAGCGATTAACATCTCTTCCACGATCTTGAGATAGTCGCCGTTGCCTACCCAGACCTCGTTAGGAGTAGGCGGAACTTGCTTGACTTCTTCAGGCATCGACCTCCTCCTTTTGAATCCTCAAAACTATATAGGTAACTTGCAAGTTAAGACAGCGGAGCTGTTTTACACATAACCTATATAGCTCTCAAGATTCAAACAACTATAATTATATACCTCTTTAAAAGAGGAAAATATATAGAAGTAACAAAATACCGATTAGCTTAACTACAAGTGAGTGTGCCATTTTTACAGACACTCCAAGGCCAATACCCCCAGTAATTAGTTCTAGGGTTATTTTGAGCACCTGTGTACTTACCCCAAGCGGCAGCTACATTAGCTGTTGGGTCGAGAACAATTCCTTGATGACAGCTAATCTGGAACAATCCATAACTACCCATACAAACACCGTGATTGTCGGTTGTGTTTGCTTTGTTAGGATCTCCGCCACTTTCTGCATTACAGATAGCGATCATAGTATTGACGTTCCAGGAATATTGGGCTATTAGGTTTCTGTAAGTTTCACAGTTACCTGAATTTGAGTACCTTGGTTTAACTTGAGCTAACATTGTTTCTTTTTGTTTCTTTGTTTCTAATTGCTTTTTAAGTTGTTCTTTTTCTTGTTCCAGCTTTAGTTTCTCCTGGTGTTCTTTCTCTATCTGCTGGGAATCCCTTGTCTGTTGTTCTTCTAATTGTCTAATTTGTTTTAATTGGGATTCTTTTTGGTTATGAGAAAGAGCAGTTGAAACAAGAAGGGTTAGTGCTAGTAGGATAATAATCCAACGAGCTGCCCGTTGTTTTCTTTTCATAGATCTAAGTCGAGACGACCTAGTTAGGAGCTGTGCAAGCCTGCCCATCTTACACAACCCCTAACTAAATCACCTACTGTTATTTTACCATATTGTCTAGCGTAGGTCTTAACATACCACTGGTAACACCTCTTGTCAAATCGTCCTTTTAAATAATGTTGTATAATGTATCTAATGGACGAACAGAAACGAGCTTTAATAAATTCAGTCATAAACCAAGCGATAAACGCTAGGGCACAAGGTGCTCCAACTCCTGCACCCGATCAATCATCTATGGCGGCTCCTCAAGCTCCTGTAGCACCACAACCGTCTCTCGGAAGTGCACAAGTCGCAGCTCCTGCTACAGCTCCTAAAACCTCTGGTGAAGATTCTCCCGCAGAAAATAAATTAATATTACAAATGCTAGTTAAGCGCGCAGGTAAGATGCTTAACAATATGGGACAATGACCAAACCAGCAGGAGAAAGACTTTCAATTGTGGAAACTAAAATGGATGATCTTACCTTAAAAGTAACCGAAGTCGCTAGTGACGTTAAAGAGATCAAAGTTTTTATGCAAGCTAACTATGTAGTTAAGACAGATTTTGAGTTAAGAATAAAAAAGATAGAAGAACAGTCCCATCTTTGGAGGTGGTTGTCCCCTAGTTTAGCAGCGATACTTGGATCGGTTTTAACATTTTTAATACTTGAATTCTTGAAAGGAAAATAATATGGCAGATTATTCAGGAGCAAATTTTATTCCAGCAGCCGCACCAAATTACCAAGTTGGTAGAGCAGGTAAGCCTATTTTATATGTAGTAATTCATAGTATTGTCGGAAATGCTTCTTCTGCAATCGCTGCTTTTAAGAATCCTGCTAGAATCGCTTCCTCAACTTACATAGTTGACTTAAACGGCAGTGTAACCCAAATGGTGAGAGAATCTGACACTCCTTACACTAATGGAAACTTTGACATTAATCAGAAGAGTATCACGATTGAGCACGGAGATTTTGCTCAACCAGATTCTATACGCCCTGACGCTCTGTACGAGTCCTCAGCTCGTTTGATTGCTGACATCTGCAAGCGACACAACATCCCAATAAACAATGGCAGAATCTTCGGTCACAGAGACGTGCGAATTATCTTTGGCAGTGGTACTGTTACCGCTTGTCCAGCGGCATTAGATGTAAATAGATTAATTGCTAGAGCGCAGCAACTAGCCGCACCACCGCCTCCACCACAGCCAGAGTGGGTTCTCAATCTTCAAGATATTGGTGAACATACTAACGTCTTGGAAAAAGATGTTCCTTTGGTAAATATGACTACTGGAGAAGTCTTAAAGAACTTTCCTAATGGAAGTCAGGTAACAGTAGGGTTCAAGACTTTCACTGGTGGTAAAAAATACTATGTTACAAGGTACTCGGCTGATAAAAGAATCGCTAATGGATTCCCACTAGAAGACTTTGACTATAAAGCTCCTGCTCCAATACCAGAACCAATACCAGAGCCTATACCCGTACCAGATCCAATCGAACCGACTCCTCCTCCAGATGTTCCAGATGAACACCCAGTCCCATTACCAGACGCTCCTGATGAGGTGCGCTGGGTTTGGACACAGATATTAGATTTCTTGGTTAAGCTCTGGAACGCTATCTTTAAGAGAAATGGCTAAAAGAAATAAATTAGATAAGCGTCAAAGTTTTATGAATGTTTTAAGAAGTAAACTAGCCGAGGCTTTAAAACAATTATCAAAGAAAGCAGCTAGGGGGTGATTTAAATGGAAGCAATTTTAATCCCAGCAGCAATCACAGCAATCGTTAAGTTTATTGATCTTATTCAAAAGAAAGATTATCCAGGCGCGCTGAAGATTGTTATCGCAGTCGCAGTCGGTATTATCGCAGGTGCAGCTAGTATTCAAGGGTTAACTCCTGAAACGGGAGCTTATGCAGGACTAGTGGCATCTGGAGCAGTCACGATAGCTACTAGAATCGGTAAATAAGATATTGCTAAATAAAAGTAGAGTTCCTAAAATGAAAGTGGTTAAGTGGGACTCTGCTAACCTCTGAGAGCCGATTGAGGATGTTTACTAGGAATAAGCGTTTTCGATCTTCGGTTTTTAGTAGAAACATTGAAGGGAAGCCTACAAAGACTTCCCTTCTTTGTATCCAAAACTCCTTATTCTGCTGGAGTTTCTTCTTTAACAGCCTCGGCTGCTTCATCGCTAACTTTTTCTGCTTCTTCAGTAGTTTCCTTAACTACTTCGCCATCAGCGGCAACTTCTTCACTTGGGGTCAAGTCAACGTCTTTTACTTCTCCATCGTTAAACATAGAACCTCCTTATAAAATAGGTGATAAAACTCAACAAGCTCGGTTAGGAGCCAGTTGAGTGAAAGGAGGTGGATTTATGAGCCACCTGTAAATATTGTAACATATCTGTTAAGATACTAAAGCCCAGTTTTGAAACTCCTCGTGTGTTTCTCATAACAGGCTGGGCAATTAAAAGCTCCTGGGTTCAATGAAAATTGTGTCTGGGAGTTTTTATTTGCTCTCTAAGTTGTGTATTGACATCAATATTACGCACTGCAATAATGTAGCTATGGCTTACAAAGATAAAGTTAAACAATCTGAGTACTACAAAAAATGGTATGCAGAGAATGGACGCAATCGCTCTATTGATTACTTAGAAGCCACGATAGATTGGCATAAAAAACACCCTTATGCAAAAGCAATACATATGAAAGTAAAAAGAGCTATAGCATCAGGGAAACTGTTAAAACCAATAAATTGTGAGTCTTGTTCCAACGAATCAAAACTTTCGGGCCACCATAACGATTATTCAAAACCTTTAGATGTTCAATGGCTATGCTCCTCTTGCCACAAGATATTACATAATAAACTGTAGTATTGACAGATCACAGAGACACTGTGCTAGACTTCTTTTATGGACTCCGTTTTTCTTTACAAAACCAGTTTTAATAGCTCCACGATCTCCTTAACGGGGTCCAATTTCGTGGAGCTTTTTGAAGAGGTTTTATGAGACAAAAACAACCACTGAAGTTAGGCTTATACTTCGCTATAAAGTTCTACAAAAAGGGTAAGGTGGTACGAATGTACACTTTGCGTAGAAAAATAGCTTTTATCAAACGAGTCGAAGCCGACTTCCGCCAGATTAAGCCAGATAAAGCTCATCTCTTCGTGTCCTACAACGCTATCAATACTAATGAGGGTGAATATTTTACAAAGAAAGACCTAATCGAGGCATATAGGGCGTTTACTGAAGCGTCTCTAATTAAGGAGTTAAGTGGAAGCTAACGACTGGATAAAGAAAGGTACAACTATGAACTTCTGGCAATATCCCCCACAGTTACCAAGTAAGGAGGAGGTTGAAGAATTTAAAGATGGTTTGATTGAAACAATTCCTGCGAAACTTGATGAGCTGCTCTATAGACGAGAAGAAGTTTATCAAGCTACTAAGAAAAAGGCAGAGAGAATAAGAGACCTAGATAAAACCAGCAAAATGTTTCACACCGCATTATTAGCGGAAGAATATAGAGAAGTTCTAGTGATTGATAAATGGATTAAGTACTGGTTTTTTATCCAAAGGATAATTGAGAAACGACCAGAGCCTTTAATTGATACTGGGATAACTGACTTACAGATAGCCCAAGCTAAAGCAGTTCCTTTTGAATTGCACTTTCCAACTAAGCTAAAGAAGAACAGAAAATACTTAATCGGCTTGTGTCCGATACATTTGGAAAAGACTCCTTCCTTCACTATTTATTTGGAGAGTAACACTGGTCACTGTTTTGGATGCTCTTGGTCTGGAGATATCATCGAGTTTCTGCGAGACAATTACCACTTAACATTTAAACAGGCTATAGAAAGGTTGTTATGAAAGAAGATAGAATATTTGACGCGGCAGAAAAAGTGGTTAAGGGTATGACAAAGGGACATAAAGAGGAAGAACAGAAACCAATTTCTGTTTCATTCCTTGAAACTCCTACATATTTACTTGAAGAAGTTGAATCAAGTCCAGGAGATTTTTCTTTTGTACTTTTTAACAAAGAGACGGGTAAGGTTGAGGAGCAGGAACTGAAAGAGTTTAAATTTGAAGACACAACTTATATTCCTGACACAACCGAGCCTTTTACAAAAAGAGCTATCCTGTTACCGATTAAGGCAGAGTTTGTTTCTGAAAAAGAACTAGAGAAAGAAATGACTGATTTTATAACTGCTTCTTATTGGTTAGATGACAAGACTCTTTTCTTTGCAAGGATTTATGCTAAATATAGTTGGATTGCAGACAGATACCCAACAGTTCCTTATTATGGTCCTGTGGGACAAATGGGAACTGGTAAAACTAGGCATATAGATATAGTCGGATCTCTTTGTAGGAAACCATTATCAGTGGCGGGAGGAGTATCAGAAAGTTTTATTTTCAGAATGATTGACGCTCATATGCCTACTTTGATAATCAATGAGTTTGATACTCTGGATACTTCAGATCAAGCAACTTTAACTTCAATGCTTAACAATGGGTTTGAAAAAGGGCACTACATCGCTAAAAGTGAGGGGGAAGGTAAAAACATCAAACCAAGACTCTGGTCGCCATTTGGTCCTAAGCTCTTTTCTACACTGCAAAGGTTTAAGTCTGATGCGCTAGAATCTCGAATTTTAAGAAATAACTGTTTAGAATTTCCTAAAGACTTACGAAACAATTATTCAATTGAGTTACCTACCGAACTTCACGAATGGGTTCAAGAGATACAAAATAAACTCCTTGGGTTCAGACTTACCCATATTGCGGAATTAAATGCGACCAGAGTGCGGGTCAATAAAGAGATATCTAGCCTCGAGGGTAAAAACAAGACCGCAAGAATAAGGCAATTGCGGGTCAGCGGGTTAGATAATTCAAATAATACACGACAAGATATTATAACTAGGTTCTTAAAAGAAGATTATTTTGACAATCGGACTAGACAAACGTTCTATCCCTTATTAAGAGTTATACGAGAAGAAGACCTGGATACTTTAATTGAGTTTGCTAAAAATTATCAAAAAGAATTATCGGAACAAAGAAGTGAAAGCGATATAGGTATTATTGCTAATAAACTAGTTGAGATATTCGTAGAGAGATTATCTTATGAGGACATAACTACCGCAGAAGTTAGATTAAACGTCAGTAAAGAAATATACGGAGTTAATACTAAAGGAGAGCCAGTTAAAGAATTATCACCTCAAAAGTTAGGCGGCTTATTAAGAGTAATGAAACTTAAAACCGAACCAAAAGGACATGATAAACAGAAACACATCATTTTTAATGAGGATAACCTCAATTTCTTATTAAGAAGATATGTTGTCGCGCATGATCTGCAAGAACTAGCCCGCAGTACCGCAGAGGCACTAAAAACGCAGGTCAGGTCAAAGATTGTGCCTGATAAAGTCCCGCAAACAGAGACGCAGGAAGCCCCGCAAGGAGAGGATGAGGAGATAGATGTGGATGCAATATTAGAAAGTTTTGAAAATAAGGAGTAATAAATGTATAGAACAAAAGAAGTTTTACCAGTTAAAAATGTGTACGCCGCTTATTTATTAGAAAACGGAAGTATTTATCAAGAGTTGGTTCCGTTTCTATTTTTTAAGGTTGACGAAGAAGAAACAGAAAGATCAATGGAAACAGGTCGAGACTTCGAAGATTGGGAGTTAGTTCCTGTTTCGTTTAAAGAAAATAACTATTTTAGTGAAGCAGATGAAGAGGAAGACTACTTAGGTCTTAAGTTTTATGGTGATGATGAGGTTTATGATGAGAAGTCTCTTAAGGAATACTACAAAGATCGTATTGAGAGTATTTTGAGACGGAAAGAAGCTCGTCAGAAAAAAGAGAAGGAAAAAATATTTGGCAAACTCGAATGAAAACCTACGATAAAGGAATATTACTAGAAAAATGGTCTAAAGCTTATCAGCTCTTAATCGAACAAGAGCACAATCCTGATGATTTAAAACTCAACCGTGCTGGCAACCCTTACGATCACGACAAGTTTCTGCTGATGTGTTTAGTTCTGGAAAAGCTAGAAGACCAGCTTAGAGAACTAGGGGTAACAGAAAAAGATTATGCTAAACAGCGCGGTGTTGAGGTATTTACCAGTAGTCTTGACATACACAAGGAGAAGGTTTAAAATACCACTATGAAGACCGACTTACACCGCACAACCGCTGATCTTCAGGCACAGGCAATTATTAAAACATTAACAAAGTTTAAATTTCCAAGAGAGGCTCAGATAGAATTCTTAGAAGTTTACACAAATTATTATGCAAAGCTCCTCCGAGACGAAATTGATAAAGAAAAAAGCTACGACTAAATCCTTTCCGCTTAGAAGGAATGGGATTTACTTCACCCCGACTCCTGGGATCTCCGTCACGGAGATTTTAAGCGGGGGCTGGCCGAAGCCTGCTCTGCAATATTGGATGGGGCGAGAGGCGGCTAAGGCGGCTTTGAATGATCCAACTCTTGATGAGTCGGAAGTGATGGCTAAAGTTAGAGCTATATCAGGAGACAAAGCAAAGATCGGCTCAACTGTCCACGCGATGACTGAAGCGATTGATAACACTACCGAGCAGATAGATATAAAAACAGTTGCTCCAATTTACAGCGGCTATATTAAAGCTTTCCTAGACTTCAAAGAGCAGTTTAAACCAAAACTCCTACACAACGAAGCAACGGTTTACAACGCTACGTTCAAGTTTGCGGGAACTTGTGACAGGATTTACCAGATGGGTGATAAGACAGTTTTATTAGATATTAAAACTTCTAAAGCTTACTACCCCGATATGGCACTTCAGCTTAGTGCTTACCAGCACGCAGAATTCTTTTACGACAAAGACACAAAAGTCAGTACCCCAATGATAAAGATAGACGAGCTAGCGATTTTGCTCTTAGCTGAAGACGGAACCTTTAGCTACCACCAAGCACCCGACAAGTTCAAACTGTTTCTCTATGCTTTTGAAATTTACAAATATTTAAATCCAGAAAAGATGGAATTATTATCAACTAACAAGGAGGCAAATTAAATGAAAAGATTAAAAGTCATAACAACAGAAGGGGGGTATGAGGCTTTTGAGGATGCAGTAGATAACTGTATTAAAGAGATTGTAGAGTCAGATTGCGACATATTTAAAATTGATTACTCCATAAATATTTTAGAAAGTTACAATGACGGTATTAGTGATTCTAGTTACACAGCTTTTATAACTTACATAGATGAAAGGTAGGAAAAATGACAAACGAACTTAGCAGTGCCAGTATTAGACCAATAGAAAACGGATTTACCGTTGATCTTTACTTCAAAGACGAAACCGCTGAAGACAAGTGGCAAACAATCGACAAGACTTACTTCGCAGAAACTTTAGAAGCGGCAGTTAATATTATCTTAAAGGAGGTCCCAGGGCCAGACCCAGATATAGAAAAAGTCTTTGACCCAGAGAAGCCAGTTATTAATTATTAGCTTGAAAGGAAAACACTATGGAAAGTTTAGATCAGATTAACATTAGTTTCGGAGGCGGGGAAACATTTGAAGTCATCCCACCCGACGTTTATGAGGTAGTTATTGCGGCTATTGCACCAATAGAAGCTAAAAAGTATATGAGCGAAGAAATGGAAACAGTCTTAAAGTTTGAATTTGTTATTGCAGACGGAGACCACAAAGGTTCTAAACTCTTTAAGAGAATTCGACCTAAGCTCGGTATAAATCCGAAACCTTCAAATCTTTATCTTTGTTGGGCAGCAGTATTGGGTAAGAATCCTGGAGAAGACAGTTTCCCTGACTTTCACCTATCCAACTTGATTGGAAAACAAGTAAGAGTTACAGTAACTAATAGCCAGAAAGGCGATAATACTTACTCAAACGTAGATACTTTTATGACTTCTAAAACCGCTAAAGCAGTCCAAGCCGAGAAAGAAGACATTGATGTCGATGCAACCATCGCGGCTATGGAGGCGGAAAAGAAATAAATGGCAGACTTATCAATCACAGTTTTCAGGGAGCTTCTCAAGCCAGCTTTTGACTGGAGTAAGTTCACCAAACAGCAGCTCCTTGATCTAGCGGCGGAAGCTGTCTTCATCCGCGATATACCCCAGCGGGTCCTGGGTAAGATTGTCAACGCTCTCGGCACAGAGACAGCAGGGGCGATAGACGCTATCTCTAAAGAGATTGGAGTCAGTCGCAATACCCTGCGAATCTATGCTTATGTAGAACGTAAGCTAGAAGGAATAGAAGTTCCAGAAGATATTAATTGGTGGACACTGCGCGCTATATCAACTACTGAAGATCCAGCAGCTTGGGCTAAGAGAGTAATTGACGAAGGACTCTCTGCCGCTGAAGTTAAGCGACTAATCAAGATTGACAGAGGCGATGAACCTAAGCCAGTCAAGCATCGCTTGGTAGTCTGCCCATCTTGTAACTTTGAGCAAGAGAAGCATATGCGCTGCGAGAATTGCGAGAAGGAAATTGAATAATGCCTTTCATAAATAAAGCAGGAAAAAGAATGTTAAAACATTCAAAAAGAAAAGGATCAGATTTTGAGAGGGTAATAGCGACAATGATAGTAGATTCTGGCGTAGATACTAAGGCTAGAAGAACCCCTTTATCTGGGGCTATTAAGGGATCAATAGGATTTGAAGGAGATTTAACTACTCCAAGCTTACCCGTATTCTGGGAGCTGAAGTGTACTGAAAACTGGTCCCCTTTAGAGTATTACCGTCAATGTCAGGCAGCTAACCCACAACCAGGAAGATTAGCAAATGTTGTAGTGATGGGAAAGAATAACACAGAACCCTTTGTGTTCTTAAAATTCTCTGATTGGTTAGAACAAATTGGGTACGCTAAAAGCAAGGAGGTTGTTTGGGAATGAGTGAAAGTGTATCTAAAATATTAGCTTCAAAAGCCGAGACACGACAAGAGCTGAGAAAAATAAAGCGTATGTACGCTAAGTTAAATCCTAAAGAAAAAGAAAAGTATCTTTGGGGAGGGATGTTTAAATGATTGAATTCCTCATCGGCGGCATATCTTTCATAGCAGTCTTTATCGCTGGCTTTGTGATGGGAACTCTCTCTGGTAAGGGAGAACTAAAAGACAAGGTAAATAAAATCGTGACAGAAACAGTCGCTAAACAAGCTAAACCAGAACAAGGACCAGTGAAAATGATAGACCCAGAAACCCACGCTAAGATGAAAACCCGCGAACTCCTTGAGCGAATAGGTATGTAGTATGGAAGTCGATCCCTCACTAAAAAAAGGTAGCACAGTCCTATGTCCTGCCTGTAGAAATGAAAAAGCTCTTTTGGACGACATTTATGGGGTCTTACCTGGCGAGAACTGTTTAGCTAAATCAAGAGGTTACAAACTAGGAGCAAAGTTAAAAGAGCCTATCCGAACCCTTAAACACCAACTAAGAATCGATAGACAAAGAGAAAAACATTACGGAGACCTACTCCAACCTTGGCAAGCTAAGAAAGGCGAACTCTCGAAGGGCTTGCAACCGAACCCAGAGTATATTAAACACTACAAAAATAATCCCAAAGCTCTGCAACACTTTACTAAAGAAGAGTTAAAGAAATCAGGATTTTGACTCGCAATAGTGGCACGGTTTTCTCCGATATTTCTGGGGACTAGCAGTAAAACGATGATTATAGTGTCTCTGTCTGGCATTATACTCTTCGCGATGGTACATCTGTTCAGCTCTCTGGCGAGAGACACCCAAGCGAAAGCCGATCTGAGCATAAGTTAGACCCATTGATTTGAGTGTGGTTATTTTTTCTCTATTATCCATTTAAATTCAATATTAATTCTATCAATAAAAGGTTGATAATTTATCCAATAAACCCAGCCTATTCCGAACAATGTAAAACTGTGACCACCCCAACAAAACCAACTCCTAGGGGCTTTAGTAGTGTGCGGATCTTTGTTCCAATCAAACCATTGTCTCGGTAGCTTCATTCTTTTCCTTTTCCTCCAACTTCTCAATCTTCTCTTGCAGCTTAATCAACTGTTCTAAACTAACTATTACCAAATCTTTACTATCCACGCCCTTTTTAGTAGGTAAATAGGCGTAAGGTATCGGGGTAATAAATTTAACTTTTGTTTTCATACACCTCTCAGTAACATTGAAATCAGCACTACTAAAATCACCACACCAAAGATAATGTTAATTCTTATGTTGATTTTGTTTTGCTCTTTCTTGTACTCAATATATTCTTGTAGCCAGCGCATCATCTTCTGATTATCAGTTTCTTTAATAGATTTCATTCTTTCTCCTTTAACTCAGAGAGTTTGGCTGAAAGTTTTTTCAATACTTTGTTTACTTCGGTACAAACACAAATATACTCGCCCTCAAAGAAATAAGTTCCACAAGTGGCACAAAACTCTCTATCTTCATCGTGTTCATCTTCGTCAATATCCTGAACATAGTCTTTACCAATATTCTCAACTTCCTCAATCAAAGCCTCTCTCTGCTGGGCTAGGAGGGCTTTGACAAATTCTTTAACTTCATCTGACCTAATAAATAACCACAATTCACTGTCAGCCAATGTATTTATCTTGCCATAGTAAAAGTCATCAAATTCTTCTTCCCAGCTTCTATCCCTTTGGGTTTGGTTATTTGTTTTCATAGTCGGTCTATAACCCATTGTAATATTTGGTTCCATTTATTTTGCCACCAATTTAGTCTAGGATCTGGTTTAAACTTATATATTATTCGGTAAGCCATGTATTTAATCTTTTACTAAAATCGTCAACTCTTTATTAGACATTTTTATCCTCTTTCTTTAACTTTTCTCCACTAGCTTGTCTAATATAATCGAGTCTAACTCCATAGTAATTGTTTTCTTTAACTTTCCCACATCTTTTACAATAACCAATCCTAGAACAACTTGGGGCGGGAGTGCCATAACTTGAATCGTTATACTCTCTCCAAACATAGTTGAATTTATGAAAGACCCAAAAACAATGTTCAAATTTCATTTCTTAGAGTCCCTTTCTAGGTCTGCTAACTTAGCTTCTTTTATGTTTTCTAAATCACTCTCAGCACCTTGATAGCCGATACAACTTGCTTTAATAATACATTTCGAGTGGTCGTAGTCTGGAAGTTTTAACTCTTTTATTGCAGCTTTCTTCTCCTCTTTAACAACCGCTCTGACTTCAGCCTTTATTATTCTTCTTGCAGAGTCCAGAGCAACAAACAATCCTTGATTACCTTTGTTTGGGTCAACCTCAATTAACATCTTTGTCATTTTATCTATTACGTCTTCCCACGAGGTTTTCATTTATTTCCCCATAAACAAAGATTCTTGAGGTTCCCAAGAACCTATTGGTTTCTCGCTCATTTGCAAAATATGTAACCCCATCTCTGGTTCTACACAATTTCTTAATAAAACTCGTTTATCACCGCTATACTTTTTGTCTCCTATATTAAACCCAAAGTGTTTTTCCAGTAAACCCAAGCTATTTTGGATATGTGAAAGAGACTTAGTTTCAATCTTAGGTATTAAAAAGTTTGCCCAATATAGATGCCGACCAATTAATTGAGCTGGTATCAAAGATTCATAATATGGAATAACATTTTCTACAACCCACAATCCTTTGAAATAATGCTTTAATAAAAGTATTTCTTCATAAAGTTCCATATCAGGATAAATTGGTTTATAACCCCTATTCATTCCCCAAAATCTTGATCTTGAATGACTCGGACAAGGTGGGCTAGACCAAATAAAATCATATTCTTGGTAATGTTCCAAAAGATACTTATGAGCATCTTCAACTAAAACTGTATCGTTAGGAAAGAAATCCTGAT